AGGGACGCGAATTGTCCATTTAGTGCTTGGGCTAATCCGTTAGTCATCTGTCGGTATTGGTCTGCAGAGGCTGCCGCACCCTTCTCCGCAACAACGTAGTCCAATATTGCAGGGGTCAATTCAGCGATAGTCCTACCATGTAAGTCGAAGGTCGCTAACTGTGATTGGACTGTGGTGATATTTGACTCTGTGACAACAGTTGTGGCTTCCAGCGCCTTAGCCTGTTGATTTAATATTTTTATACCCTCAGCGTTTGCACCATTGGTATTGTGTAAAAGTCTTGCTAATCGGTCTTGCGCCGCCCCTGCTTCCGTAGCGGCGCGTACTGAGTCCCTTAACAGTTTACCAGCAAAGAAGCCAGCCGCGCTTCCTGCTGCTAGTAAACCTACTTTGAGTTTTTTCCCTAAAATGTCAGAAGTTTTGGTAGCCGATTTTTCTAATCTATTTGTTGCTTCTTGGGCTTTTGCCATTTCGGCAATAAACTGTGATGAGTCGGCTTTTAGTCGCGCAAGTATTTCAACAACCGAAGCCATTTCTTCTCACCTCTAACGTTTTTTCGCCGCTTGCTCCTGCTCCCAAATCCGCAACCGCTCCAGAGTTTCCCACTCTGCTAATTCGTCAGCAGAGATAGGGCGATGAGCAGGACTGCCGTAAAGTAATTCAGCGACAGTCCTACCTAAACGCTCTGCTAACTCAAAGACGAATCTGCGGTAGCCGTTGCGGAGGAATCTTTTCCCTGCGCGTCAGCCGATTCTTGCGTAAATCCAGATAACCTCATACCAACTTGTGCCAAGCGGTCTAACGCTACGGCAGATTTAGTAAGAAGAACATCGCGGTCAGAAGGTTTAAATATCTGCTCGCCAGTTGTATCGTCAAACGATGTCGCTATAACAATTTCAGGGTAAACAAATTGGAGATTTACTTCTCCGCCTTGACCTACCGCTTTGTCCATAATACGCGTGCGCTCTGCGCCCGTCATACCACGAACTTCAATAGTCACTCCCCACTCGGGGACTTTTACTGTCTCGCTCGGAATATCTACTGATGCGAGGATTTGGTCTCTAATGGACACGATTTCTCCTTCTTGGGTCTCTTTGGACTCGGTTATTTGGATTTATTTAGTTGTTATGCGTAAGCACCACGGGTGACTGCACCAGTGATTTGGAACTCGGCAGAGTAGGAAACAATATCTCCAACTCCTGCTGAAGTTTCATATGAGGTCATTAGGCACTCACCTGTGTACTTTGTAAAAGTAGAGGTAGAGCCTTCAGGACCATACTCGAAAGAAACTGTGGCTTCTTGACCCAAGATTCCTGCGAGATGTGCGTCAACAGTAGCGTCAAATGAACCTTCAACGCCAATGGTTTGGTTCTTGAACCCGACTACGTACTGGCGGTCTGATGAACCGAATGAGGTTGTCTCTAAAACTTCTGCTTCTCTTGGAAATGAAACAGAGTTCAGGGTATTGCTGATGTCGGTAAGTGTGCCACCTGAGTTATCCACTTTGAATACGGCGGACTTACCATGTCTAAATGTAGGCATTTGTTATCTCCTTGAGAAAGCGATACTGAATGTGATTGAACCTGTGCCAGCCGCAGGTGTTACTACTGCTCTCAGATAACGATTTACAGTAGTGCCTGTGGCGACTACCTTGCGCTCTGAAGTTTTAGTGCTAACTGCGACTGTTCCAAAAGTGGTTAAATCAGCAAATGTTGAGTTATCAGCAGAGTGTTGAATTTTAGCCACTGTTGTTGCCGAGCGAGTATTGGCAGTAATGTGTAAATGTGCAACTCCACCATTCGTTGATGAAGCACCATTGTCCACGCTTGTGCCTGTTGAGGTAGCAGAGATGGCAGATTTACAACCTAGCCATACACCATAATCTAACCCACCATTTGCTACCGCTTCGCCCGAAACGGCAACAACATCTGTAAGTGGACTACTTAGTTCGTAAGAGGTTGAGGCGGAGTCCACGAGAATTGCTCGACCCCCAACGCTTGTACTATCCGATGACGTACTAATTACTTTATTAGTTGTATTGCCTAGGGCTGCTTCTAGTTCTGCATCTACGGCATCCGCACTCCCATCAAATAAGCCTTCGAACGATATAGAACCATCAGAGTGTCCAACTATGTAGGAGCGATCTGATGAGCCAAAAGTTGTTGTTTCAGGAGTCTCTATCGCGTTGCTCACTGATACGCTGTTTAAATAAGTCGTTAGTTCAATTTCATCTGCGAATAGAACTGTATTTTTACCATGACGGAATGTAGGCATTATTTCTCCTCAACTGGACGTTGGAATTGAGTTCCATCTTGAATAAGACCATCGCCATCGCCATCTTTGGCGTTTGGGTCATAGGTAACTTCTTCTGAAACTTTTACAACTGTTTCATTTTTTGTAACTTTACTCTTACCATCTGCAGACTCAATTAAACCTTGGTCTAAGAGCCATTTTGCAGACTTTTCTGGAATGTCTGAAACTACTGCGCCTACTTCGGCGCGTCTATCTGGTGGATAATCTATACCCGTTAATACGCGGTAGTTGGGCATTGTCTCCTCCTTTGGGCAGGAACAACCCCGAACGCTTGACCTCTTGGGTTCTACCACGTTGGGGTCTCTTGGACTCGGTAAACAAACTTTACCACTATTTCAATGGTATCTTCTACGCCACACACTAAAGTATCTGTAAATCTGCGACACGCTTTTCAGGATACATAGCAAAAGTCAATATTCCCGTTTCGGAGCGTTCGCCTTTCATTGCTTCCCACCACTCCGAACCGCCGTCCATGGCAGGGGCTTGAAGCCATAAGCAACCGCCCCAATCTGCCATTCTAAAATGATGATAGTGACCTGAAACCAAAACATCACTATCTCCAACTGAACGCCGTCCTAACGATTGACCTTCAAGCCATCTGCGCAACTTGGCTTCGGGAGTTGCGCCGCTTGTTCTGGCAGTATGTCCATGCGTGATACCTAAAATCCAACCTGCGACCTCAGCCGTAATTGAAAGTTTGTCCGTCGGTATAGCAAACTTGACATGTCCGTATGCTTCGGGATTGGCTTCTAAAATCTCTGCTACTTGTTCCACAATTGCGAGGTCATCGTTATCGTTTAAAGTAGTAAAAGATTTACCGCCCGCACTTCTGTTTTCTCCATGATTTCCCCCAACTGCCATAACGGAAACATCGGGGAAGTAGATACTCCAGCGCGTAATAGCGTCCCTGAGTAAGCGGCGGGCAACCTTGACTTGGTCGCGTCTATCTAGTTCAACGCCAAAGGTCTGCTGTTGATAGTGCCCAATACACCCTTCTACTGAATCACCTGTCCACAAAACTACTAATCTACCAATAGGGCGTTTTAGTTTTCTTAGTTCTTTTATTCGCCTTTCAACCGCGTCAATACCTTCTAAAATTCGATGTAGCGTTCCTTTTAATCCATCGCCGTCTGGCTTGGCGATTTGCCAATCTGCGAGAACAACACAAAACGCGCCTTCACCCAAAGTCTGAACTTGTACTTTAGGTTTATGTTTTTTTATTTCGTTCTCTAACTCTGCTAAATCCTCGCTAGTTGGACTCTTAATCTCTACAACGCGCCCTTTCCATTGACGATTCAGAGTTCCAAGAGGGTCTCCCCATACGTTGAATAAAACTGGCTCACATACCTTGAACTTGGTCGGGTCAAGTCCCCAAATACGAAGTATGGCTTCCCAATTCGGTATTTCTTCCGCAGGGATAGCAGTAGTGGTTACAGTACCTTCATTGCCGTTCCAAACTACTCCTGCTTTCCACTCTCCTTCGCGCTCGCGCGGAGCGGGAGATGGAATTTCACTCTCGGAGGTTTTTAATAATTTATCTAATTCATCTTCAAGACTCATTTACAAGTACACCCAGACCCACTTTTTCTTCTTCTATGTCTTCCAAGGCTTTGACAACTAATGTTGTATCCATTGTTCTTTAACAAAACCGAAAGGTGAGTTGAGAGAACTGATTTGTTTTCTAGAAGTTCTTCGAGTTTATTCCGCTCAGGTTCAGGGAGACTGTCTAATAATCTGCGAACGGAGCATAGTGCGCCGTTGTCTTGCTTTCTTGGTATAAAGTTATTCAGGTCTTCAAGAAGTTTGCTGGTTTGTTGCTTTACACCTTTGGCAGTTGAGTTTCCATGGTCTAGTAAGGTATTCGGCAAGGATTCTATTACATCGCCAGCATCTTGGCGTTTCGTCACGCTTCTCTCCTCTCGCGTACGGGTCTTTAGTTGGCGTATCCAAGTTTACACATCCACAAGACAATCTATGTTAAAAACTACACGTGGTCTTTCTAGATTATCGGCGGAAAGCGTATAAAGTGAACCAGTAGGCTCGGCACGTATGATTGTCACGCCACCTACTGTGACATTGATAATTCCAGCGACCAAGGTGCGTAATGTTTGTGCTAAGTCGCGAGCGGTAGGGTAATCATCGCGCGAAGCGCGAACTGCTATTTGCAGATTGGGGCGGTCAATTTCGATAGCAGTTGCTCCGAAGGTCATGGTTGGGGCGCTTCCTTGTGTTTCGTAAACTGCCACACAGAGGTCGGGAGTTTCTGGCATTTTGGCTAAAAAAAGGTTAGTTCCTAGTGCCAGCGTAGCGTTGTTATTATCGATGTACGTTCCAATACCTTCAAGCGCAGTAGCCATTCAAATACCAAGCCCTCTCCGAATGTCGGCTAGTAGTCTATCGCCCATACCTATAACTTGACGCTTAACGGGGTCTTCCAAGTACTTTGCTTTAGTTCCTTGATTGTGGCGCGCTTCTAAATCTTCGTGAACTATTAATGCATAATCCGCAGCCGCGCCGCCGTATTTGATTTCAACGACAAGGTCCTTACCCATTAAAAAAGGTTTACTAAGTTGCCCTGAGCCGCGTAGTATTCCTGTATCAACAGGTACTTCGCGTTGAGACGCTGCGAAAGCCTCCGCTCCTTCACGGTACAAACTTTGCCCCATAGCGAGTGCTGCCCGAACTCCGCCTTTAGTAATTAGTTCCGTAAGTTGTCGAGTATCTATGGTGAAACTTTCGCCTACAAATCCCATCACACGACTCCAAAGGTTACTTCTGTGTGATGAATGGTGCGTGTGCCGTTAGCGTCATAATAAACCTTACGAATACCTATTATTCGTGGGTCCTGTGTGTATTCAGGTAAATCCAAGCGGTCTCCGAAATTAATGTTGGCATTTCCTAAAATATAAAGTTTGCCGCCTTCCACAATTTGTTGCCCTTGCTCATCGCGTGTTTTGGCGATAGTGGCTACAACGCGGGCAGAGTAGGTCACTCCCTCGGCTGCGATACTAGGCTTGCCATAATTGTCTAAAGTTGAAGCCGAATAGACGACTACCTCATCCGTCATATCTTCGGTCCAGTGATTTGGGCTTCCAGCAATATAACCCATGAAGCCTCCTAAACTGTATAGTCGTGCATACCTGTGTAGAAGTCTGACTTGTAGGTAGTTACGCTTTTATCGGCAGTTGAAATAGCGGCTTGAGAATTTATCTTAACTGATGGTGGGAATAAAAAGTCTCTTCTGGCTCTTAGCGTTTTGGCTAGTTCGCGGAACTCTGCTGCTGAAGTTCCGTAAGATTCTGAAATACTTAAATCGCCAATACTTCGTGAGTAGTTACTTCTATGAGCAAAACGACCAGCAAGAATTTCTGCTCCTGCTATTGCCGCGTCAAATA